AAGTTATAAAGCTGATAAAGTTATTGCTGAAGTAAACAATGGTGGTGATTTAGTAGAAAGAGTAGTAAAAACCCAACACGAAAGTGTAAGTTATAAATCAGTAAGAGCAACTCGTGGTAAGTTTGTTCGTGCTGAACCTATTGCTGCATTGTATGAACAAAAAAGAGTTAAACATTTAGAAAGATTTAGTTTATTAGAAGATCAACTATGTAGTTATAATCCAGAAATAACAAAACAGTCTCCTGACAGATTAGATGCGTTAGTTTGGGGATTAACAGAATTAAGTGCAAGGTCAGGTATAGCAAGTTGGAGGATATCTTGATAAATTTAAAAACACCAAAGCAAAAGTTAGCTGAATGGTCATTACAAAACAGAATGCGTAGAAATTTTGAGGTAAAACTTGCTAATAGTCTAAAAAGAGAGATAAATCGTACTGCTTCAGAGGTTTCTACTGCTTACTTGATATCTGGTCGTCAAAGTATTGGCATATATAGTAGGCAACATTTTGCAAGAATCAAAAACCTAATATTTTCGCATTGGAAAGTTGTAACAGATACTTTTAGATCAAGAATACTATCACAAATACGATTATTACAAGAAACTGAGAAAAAAGAATATGAAGATGAATTTGATAAACAATTTGAAAGTTTTCTGTTTACTTATGGCTCTGAAAAGGTTACTAATATAAGTTCCACTACTATGGCTAATATACAAAGTGCTATAGACAGTGCGCAAGTTGATGGACTTGATGTTTATCAAACTGCAAGAAGAATCACAGAACTAACTGCAATTAGTTCTATAACCAGAGCAGTATTAATCGCTAGAACAGAAACTCATCAAGCTGCAAACTATGCAAACTTTACAAGTCTTGATGTAGTGAACATTCCTGAGACAACAAAGGAATGGGTCGCTGTTAATGATGCTCGAACAAGAGATGACCATAGTGCTGCCAATGGTCAAGTAGTTTCTAAAAATGGAGACTTCGTTGTTGGTGGTGCGGTGTTGAGATATCCTGGAGATCCTTTGGGACCACCTCAACAAGTTATTAATTGTAGGTGCACTTTTGTTGTCAATGTACCTGAACCAGACTTTGGAGGGTTTGAAGATGAATAAAATATTTGATTGGGTTTGGAATCCATTAAAGAGCCTTTATAACTTTTGGGACAAAACTTTAAGCAATAAAGGAAAGTTAGTTGTCGCAGCAGTAGTAGCAATAATACTATTTATAATTTTTATTTAATAAATGACATTGATCAACCCAACAGATACTAAAGGACAAGAGATGGAAGAAAAATATCACAAAAAGCCAAAAGACAAAGATAAGAAAAAACCAAAAATGAAAGAAGAAGTCGGCAAAGACACTTACGACAATCCAGGAGAAGCAGCAGCAAGAGCAAAAGAAATAGGTTGCACAGGTATTCACACAGTGGATGGAAAATTTATGCCATGCAAAACTCATGGCGATTATATGGAAGCAGTTTCAAAAGAAACAGACAAGTATGGTAAAAAACCTAAAGATAAAAAAGAAGAAGAAAAAGATTGCGAATGTGATTCTGGTAATGTAAAATGCGAATGTGATTATTCTGATTATGATGAATTAGATGAGAAAGATTGGGTTGATCAAAGTATCGCAGACAAAGGTCAAAGACAAGTTTATGAATGTGAAATAAAAACACAAGATGATGCAGAAGGAGAGTTTGAAGGATATGCTTCAACTTTCGGTAATGTTGACAAAGGTAATGATGTTGTTGTCAATGGTGCATTTAGAAAAAGTTTAAGAAGAAGACCTTACAATAAAGTTAAATTATTATATCAACATCGTACTGATGAACCAATAGGTGTATTCAAAGGTATGAGAGAAGATGAAAATGGTTTATATGTAAAAGGTCAATTAGCAATGGGTACTCAAAAAGGTCGTGAAGTTTACGAACTTATGAAGATGGGTGCACTTGATGCTATGTCAATCGGTTTTAAGGCAGATCCTAAATCTCAATCTTATGATGAAAGAAGAAGAAAGAGATTTTTAAGGGATGTTGACCTTATGGAAGTTTCCCTCGTAACCTTTCCGATGAACGACAAAGCTGTTGTTCATCAGGTAAAGGGTGCGGATCGAACAATTCGTGAATGGGAAGTTCTTTTGCGGGATGTAGGAGATTTATCACGAATGGAATCAAAGGTTGCTGCGAAAGCAGTAGTCGATGCTCTTGAGCAGCGAGAGGTTGCTGAAGACTTTGGTGATGTATTAGAATCAATAGAAAAAGTAAAGAAAGTCTTAACAACAAACAAATGACAATAGGAGGTCAAAATGGCTGACAATGATAAAATCAAATCAGCGATCGAAAGTCTAGGAACTACTTTTGAAGAGTTCAAAAAGACTAACGACGACCGATTGGCTCAAATTGAAAGTAAAGGCTCTGCAGACCCAATAACTGAAGAGAAATTATCTAAAATCGAAAAAGATTTAGATAAAATCGAAGAAGTTAATCAGGCTGTAGTTAAAGCTGCAAACTCTCAAAAAGACCATGAGGAAAAGTTGACTCGTATTGAGAAGATGTTGTCTAGACCTTTATCATCAAAGGACGATGTAGCAAAAGCTGATGAGCAAAAAGTTGCATTCGAAAACTACTTGAGAAAAGGTAAAGACGGCGTTGAACCAAACGAGTTAAAAGTGTTGACTGCTTCTAACGATACAGCTGGAGGATATCTTGCTCCACCTGAATATGTTAGAGAGTTGACTAAAACAATAATAGAAATCTCGCCAATTAGAAGTATATCTAGAGTGAGAAGTACAACTAACAGATCAATTCAAATTCCAGAAAGAACAGGAACTTTTGCTGCTGTATTCGTAGCAGAACAAGGAACTCGTTCTGAGACTACTGGTTATGCGACTGGTTTGAAAGAAATACCTACTCACGAAATGTATGCTTTAGTTGATATCTCAGAGCAAGAATTAGAAGATTCTGTCTTCAATCTTGAAACTGAAATGTCTGCAGAGTTTGGTGAGCAGTTCGCAAAAGCAGAAGGTACTGCATTTGTAAGTGGTAATGGTGTAGGGAAACCAGAAGGATTTTTAACAAATTCTGGAATCGGTACAGTTAATTCAGGCGCAAGTGCTGCATTAACAGCTGATGGTTTAATTTCACTTTATCATGAACCAAAAGCAGAGTACGCACAAAATGGCTCTTTTGTCTTGTCAAGAAGCACACTTGCTGCTGTCAGAAAGTTAAAAACTTCTGGTGGTGACTATGTGTTCCAAGCTGGTAATCAACTAGCAGGTGGAATGGTAGCAACTATATTAGGTGCTCCATATGTACAAGCAACAGATATGCCAGCAGTGGGTGCAGGTAATAAACCAATCGCTTTCGGTGACTTTAGAAGAGGTTACATGATTGTTGACAGAGTAAACCTAGCGATCTTAAGAGATCCATTTACTCAAGCAACTTCAGGTAATGTTAGATATGTTGCTAGAAAGAGAATAGGTGGACAAGTTATCTTACCAGAAGCAATTAAAACTCAAACAGTAAGTGCATAATAGGAGGAAACAATGCAAGATCTTAAAAATAATATCGGAGTTGTTCAATCTTTAGCACCAGCTGAAAGAAGTTCAGATGCCAATGGCACAGGAGTAGATTTACAAGGTTTTGAATCTGCTACAGTTGTAATTGACATGGGTGCGGAAGGAATAACTTTATCAACAACAAATAAGATTGAAATCGAATTAGAGCATTCTGATGATGATTCAACTTATACTGATGTAACATCTTCAGCAGATGTAATCGGTGCAACACCAGATTCAAGTGGAGTAATTGCTACATTTGATGCAAATGGAGAAGCACCAGCAATTGCAAGTGTTGGTTATATTGGTGGTAAAAGATACATTAGAGCAGTGGCAAACTTCTCTGGAACACATGGCACAGCGACGCCATTATCAGTTTCAGTGATTAAAGGTCACGCAAGATCTAATCCAGTATCTTAATAAATACTTTGAGTGGGGGAGTAATCCCCCATTCATAAATTTTAGGAGAACCAAATGAAAATAAAAATGTTATTAAGTTCTAGTGGAGCAGCAAACCCAGAAGGATCTGTTTCAATGACTTATAAAAAAGACGAAGTTTATGATATGTCATCAGATTGGCAACAAAAAATAGCAAACTCTTTAGTTGCTAGTAATTTAGCAATCGAAGTAAAAGTTGAAGAAGTAAAAGAAGAAAAAATTGAAAAAGAAGAAAAAAAGACTAAAAAGAAAAAGAAAAGTATATTATAATGAGTAGTGCAGGAATACATAATTTATTATGTGACCAAGGAGCAACATTTAGAAAAACTTTAACAATGTTTGCTAGTGATGGTACAACAGCAATTGATTTAACTGGATTCACTGCAAGAATGAAAATAAAAGATGAAGTTGGAGGAACTTTAATTAAAAGTTTAACAAGTTCGAGTGGTGGTGGTTTAACTATCGGTGGCTCTGCTGGTAATCCAACTAATGGAGAGATCGATGTGCTAATTAGTGCAACAGACACAGCATCATTCTCAGCACCTTTAGATGCTGTTTATGATTTAGAAATACAAAACAATAGTGGTATTGTTGATAGAGTTTTACAGGGAAAATTTATTATTAATCCAGAGGTAACAGACTAATGGCACAAAGGAACAAAGTAACAGTAACAGATAGTGGTGTGGTAAAAATAGTTTCTGTTGGTACACAAGGACCATCAGGAAGTGCACTTTTTCAAATTAATGGAAAAAATATCGCACAATCACCAGCACCATCTGGTAACGAAATAACACAATATAAATCAAACACAAATCAATGGGAAGCAACTGCATCACCTGTTGGTTTAACAATAGATGCAGGAGTATATTAGAAGGAGGATGAGTCATGGCTAATACTATAAAAATAAAAAGAAACACTGGCTCTACAGCACCAACTACTTCAAATATTGCGCAAGGAGAGTTAGCGATATCGGAATCAAATAAGATTCTTTTCTATCGTGATGCTAGTGATAATATTTTAAAGATTGGTGGTGAAGGAGCATTCTTAAGATCCGATGAGAGCGATACACTATCAGGTAACTTAACAATCACTGGTAATCTAGAAGTTCAAGGTGACACAGTAACTACTGATGTTGCTACTTTACAAGTAGAAGATCCATTAATTAAATTAGCAAAAAACAATACAGGCTCTGATGCAGTTGATATCGGTTTTTATGGTGCTTATGATACATCTGGTTCACAAGACTTGTATGCTGGTTTATTTAGAGATGCAAACAATAGTGGTAAGTTTAGTTTATTTACAGACTTACAAGCTGAACCAACAACAACTGTAAACAAATCAGGTACTGGTTATACTGTTGGAACTTTAATAGCGAACATAGAAGGAAATCTTGCTGGTTCACCTACTATAACTGCTGCGACTGTTGCTACATCTTTAGACCTGAATGGAAGTGAGTTAATACTTGATGCAGATGCTGATACAAGTATAACAGCAGACACTGATGATACTATTGATATAAAAGTTGCAGGTGCTGACCAATTTAGTATTACTGATGGAGCAATTACTCCAGAAAATACTAACGACATTGATTTAGGATCTAATACTAAAAAATTTAAAGATATATTTATTGATGGTACAGCACAGTTAGATGCTGCGAATGTAAATGGTTCTGCTGCGATGAATGTTGCAGATGCACAGACAGTAACTGGAGTAAAAACTTTAACAACTCCAATCTTTGCTGATAATACAGATGCAACTAAAAAAGCATCTTTTGTAATTTCTGGTATATCAACTAACACTACTAGAACATTTACAATGCCAGATGCAACAACTACATTAGTTGGTACAGACGCAACACAAACATTAACAAATAAAACTTTAACAACACCTACAATAGGACAAATTCAAGGTGGTGGTAATAATACTTCTGGACACACTGTTCCAAATTTAGCAGATGATACTTTTGCTTTACTTGCAGCAACCCAGACTTTACAAAATAAAACAATTGATTCAGGAACATTCTAATGAATAAATAATATGAACCAAAAAGAAAACAAAGAACCATTAGGAAATATTAGAGAACAACTAACAGTAAAGACAGCAGAGTGTAATGCTTCAAATGCTAAAGTAGGAACACTTATGGGTCAGTTGTTAGATGCTGAAACAAAAATAATAGTTCTTAATGACATAATTGCTAATAATAAAAAAGAACTCGAAGATTTAAGACCTTTA